ATGTGGTTTGAAGTTGAAAAAATAACATTTACTAATTTGGAGGTATCGTATATGTATAAGCCAGAAATACCAAAAACACTATTTAAACTATTTAGAATTGTTGATGCTGTGAAAAACAATAGTGGGAAATCGTTTAAAATTACGAACAGTAATAATAGTGAGGAGTATGGTGTTTATTTTAAAGATAATGAAAGCAATAATATTCTGTATTTTGGTGTATGGCATGATTTTTGGAATGAGTACGGATATCCATTATGTTATGGGGTAGACTCAAATAAATGGAGTAAAGCTTTTGTGGATAGATTCAAAAGTTCCCACGAGAAATACTTTGAAAAAAATGGGTATATTTTATGTGCAATTAATGAAGACACTCTATCTAAAGAAACATGTTCAGAAGATATTGCAAAAATAATATATGATGAACTAGTAATGTTAACAAGTTAAATTTACTTGAAAGGAGGCTTTGATGAACCTAACCGAAGAACAAAAACAAGAACTAAACCGACAGAACCAACTGCTAAAACAATATATGAATAAATATTTCTCCTCGACCAAGATTAAAGAACTGGTTGAGGAGTTTTCATTTTCAGAGCTTTGTAAGTTGCTTGGAGAAATGGACATCGAATATTTTTCACTGTGCTATTTTCCTAAATATTTTGATAGACAGTTTGGGGAATTTCATAAGGAGCTATTTACAGAGCTAAAATATATGCTATCTAATAAGGGTCTTATAGAAGCTTTCGGACTTCCAAGGGAGCATGGCAAATCTACTATCAACTCATTCCTATTTCCACTATATGCTACCTTATATAATAAATCTCAATTCACATTGATAATATCTGCAACTGAAATGATTGCTCTGCCATTCCTTGATATGATTAAGGATGAACTAGAAACAAACCAATTACTAATAGAAGATTTTGGAATTGTAAAAGGTAATCGTTGGAACAATAATGAGATTTGGATTAAGGGCAATAATGGTATTGATGCCTGTATCATGATTAGAGGAATTGATGGTTCGCTTCGTGGAATACACTTCAAGCAATTTCGCCCAACACTGGTTCTACTGGATGACTTGCTCAAAGATGATACAGCAAAATCAGAATCTAAGAGGGAACAGGTAAAAAGTACTTTTACAGATGTAGTGCTTCCTATAGGGACAAGAGATACTAATATATTGATGGTTGGCACAATTTTGAATGATGAGGATTTGATGGCGGATTTACTGAAGGGTAAAATTCCAGGAGTCCGAAGTATAAGGAAAGCTTCAATAGTCAAATGGTCGGAAAGTGATTACTGGAGCGAGTGGGAAACTAAATATAATAATTTACAGGACGATGACAGGATAAATTCTGCCAAGTCCTTTTTTTATGACCATCAGCAGGAAATGCTAGAAGGTACAGAAATATTATGGTCTGAGTATTTAGATTACTATTACCTCATGTGCAAGAGACAGGCTATGGGTGATAAAAGTTTCTATAAGGAAATGCAGAATGACCCTCGTTCCACTGATGACTATATATTTCAGGATATTCAATATTGGGACAAGCTCCCTGATTTTGAGGAAATGGAACTAGTCATGTATGTAGATCCAGCAATTAAAGCGGGAAAGAGAAACGATTATTCTGCAATTACAATTCTAGGGCAACACTTAAAAACTAAACAGAAATTCGTTGTTGATGGTTCTATATTTAAACTCCTTCCTGATGATTTATTTCAAGTTGCTATTGAAAAACTTAAACAGTTTCCAGTTGAAAAAATCGGATTTGAAGTTACAGCAGCACAGTCATATATGAAGCAGAAGTTTGAAGAGGAGCTTTGGAAGAATACAATATTTACTCCTGTTGATGAAATTATAAGCAGAGGACAAAAGCATGAGAGGATTATATCTCTAGAGCCAGAAGTAAAGAAAGGGTATATACTGTTCAATTCTTCCAATATAAGATATAATACTCAAGTGAGAGATTATAACAAATTTGCAAAATATGATGATGCCGCAGATAGTTTATACGGGTCGGTTAAGCTGATTGAGGGAGTAAAGAGTATTAAGTTTTTTGATAGGAATTTATTGTTTTAGTAAAAATAATTAAAAAGAATATTGACCAAGGCTATGGAGGATATTCATTTGAAAATAACATTTGAAAAGGATAAGAGCCTAACTCTTATTTACATCTATTTGAGAGAATTTGAAGGAAAGCTACTTGATACGATTATAGATGCTAAATGTGAATTATTGATATCACAGGATAATAGTTGGATAGGAATAAATGTTTATAACGAGAATGTAGATGGTGAGACTATTATACTACCAACAATAAAGGATGTAGTAAGTAATACTAATATTAATTTGTTGCAGAATGATGAGAAATACACTATCTTATTTGATTCAAAATTAGATATAGTTGAGAAAAAAGAATACATCTGTAATATTGATTATAATGATGATGGTTTTTTTGGAATAGAGCTTATACTTGGTGTATTTGAATACCATACTGAACAAATTAAACCTTATACTACATTCAGGGGAGTAAAGTGATATTTACAAAATAATTACATTTAGACTATTATTATTGCAGATAAGATATGAAGTAGATAGAATTTACATAAAGAAAAATATAAATAAGGATGAGGTGATTATATGTTGCCACCGTATATAACCGATCTCTAGGTACTGAAACTATCTACCGTTAGGTAAATTATGTAGTTTTGTATCAGGGATTAATTTGGAAAATGAACTTCATGAAGAAATTGTAAAGTGGGAAGAAGAACTACTGCAAAAGCAAATCCAAAGATTTTACAAAACGCAAAAAGATTTTATTAATCCAAGATTTAAAAAAATCAAGGATTATCGTAGCCGAAATAGAGGTTACAAATACCATTATGACTCGGAATGTAAAAGTATCAGAAAGATGACAAATCGCAAATTCCGAAGAAAAATGAAAAAGGAAATATATACTGAGCAATATTACAAATTAACACCACATGATTTTAAAACATATGGATGGTTAACATGGTAACTAATAAATAAAACGCTTAAAGCCTATACCAACAACGGTACAGGCTTTTTTTCTGCCCATTTTTAGAAAGGTCGTGATGTATTTGAATATAAACGAAAACTTAATACTAGATTGCCTTAATGAACTAAACAAAAACTCCAAAGCAAAACAGAAATACAAGGACTACTACGAAGGTAATCATTCTATACTCAAAAGCTATCAAATGCAGGACAGCAGGAGTAATATGAAGCTAGTATTCAACTATCCTCGCAAGTTCGTGGATAATGAAACAGGATATATTCTTGGGAAACCAATAAATTATATATCTAAGACCGATGACATTGATATTATAGATGCCATTGATAAAAATACGAGCCACTGGGATAAAGAGCACAATATAAACCTCCGCAAGCAATCTGAAATTTTTGGAGAAGCATATGAATTAAACTATGTGAATACTGACGGTGAGTTTGCAGCAACAATACTAACCCCATTGGATGCATATGTTTTGGAGGACGGAACTGCTGAAAGGAATGTTCTGTTGGCGGTACATACCTTTACAAAAAAGTTTGATGATAAGAAATATATGGATGTTTATACAGATTCTGAAATTCTGCACTATAAATTAGGAAGCAATAGCAATAAAACATCCTTGAATCTTATCGGTAGCCATGAGCATATATTTGGTAGAGTTCCAGTTACCATATGTTTAGCCAATAGTGAGAAGAAGAGTGGATTTCAGGATGTGCTTAGTTTATTTGACGCATATAATGTCCTGAATTCCGAATTGGTTAATGAAATTGCTGACCACCGTAATGCTTACCTTGTAATTGAAAATGCCAAAATTGAAGAAGAAGATTTGCTTAAAATGAAATCAATGGGCATTATTCAAGTGCCTTTGGGTGGAAAGGTTTCATGGCTCACCAAGGACATAAATGATTCATTTGTAAAAAATGAACTGGAGAACATTGAAAGTAAAATTTATGATTTAATGGATGAAGTAAATTTTAATGAAGCTTGGGCAGCAAATACTTCATCGGTTGCTTTAAGAAATAAGCTTCTGAATCTTGAGAATAGGGTGGCTATGAGGGAAGCAATAATGGAGAAGGTAATTAAGCAGAGACTCAGAAATATGTTCATATATCTACAAAAGAAGGAAGGCAAAGATTTCGACTACAAAGATATTGCTGTGAAATTTACAAGAAATTTACCTACCGATTTGGTTGGACTTGCAGATGTTATTGTTAAACTCAAGGATATCTGTTCACAGGAAACACTTCTTACACTTCTACCATTCGTTGAGAATCCTAAGGTGGAACTTCAAAAATTCAGAACCGAACAAAAAATGTAGAAACTGTTACGGCTGAAGAAAATTCTTCAATTCAAAATCAAGTAGTTATCTAAATTTAAAGGAGGAGCACGTGAAAAACATAAATAAAATAAAGGGCTTGATAAAAAGCCAATGTGCAGGATATTTTCCTGAACAAAGCTCTATCCATAATTACTGCTGTAGTATGGATGGGGCTTGTTTGTTTTTTGGAGATAATGAGCAACTTCCAAGCTGTAAATATTTTGAAGAAGGCGTATTGCCAGTGGATGAAGATTTGGAACGTGAGTATAGGCTGGAACGCAAGATGGGAGTTTCACAGAATAGACAAGCAAAGCCAAAGGTAAAATGTGAGAGATGTGGAACAGCATTTGATGCTAACTCAAACAGACAAAAATGTTGTGAAAAATGTAGAAAGCTTATAAAGAGGGAAAAGGATAGAAACAGACAGCAAAAGGTTAGGTCAAAAAGGGTATGATGTCACGCATTAGAGGTGTCTGAAAGTGGTTTGTATCAATGGTTTCAAAATGCAAATATGGGGTTAAGGTATGTTTATATTACCTGACATATTTTTGAGTTTCTAAAGCGTGACACGTATATATTTTATAACATTTAGGAGTGTCAGCACTGCAAAAACCAATTGTGAATGATAGTCCAGCAGAGTATATGAATGAAGATAAAATCTAGGATAAAATCTAGGATAGCAAAGATAAATAGATAATTGTTATTGTTATTGGAACTTGACAAAAAGACAAGTTTACTTGACAATATACCAAGAAGGTTTTACAATGTTATTGAGGTGATGTCATGACTGTTTGCTATAGACTAAGAAATAAACTTAAATTAGCAAGAGTTGAAAAAAATCTTACACAATCTGGGTTGGCAGATATAGTTGGAGTTTCAAGGCAGACTGTAGGTTCTATTGAAAGCGGACAATATTGTCCATCGACGATTTTAGCTTTAACTATAGCTAAAGAATTGGGGAAAAATCTTGATGAAATATTTTATCTTGAGGAGGTTTTGGATGATGAAGAAGGTTAAAAGGGATATTGATCAGTTTGATGAAAGAGAGTGGGAGATTAATTGGAAGTCATCTTCAATGGCATATAATACTATTACGATAGCTCTTGCAATTGATTCATTTATTAGAATAATTATTCTACGTCAGCCCTTCTCTCAATACTGGGATATAACTGGTATGTTATTTCTAGGAGTCATATATCATTTTCTTTGGGTTGGAAAGTTAGGAGGAAAGTTGTTAAATATAAAAGATAATCCACTAAAAATGTCCATAGTTGGTATCGTTTGCTCGATGCTATCTGCATCTCTTTCATATAGAAGTCTATCAGAAAATAGATTATTTATCACTGCTTTAACGTTTGTTTTAACATTTTTGGCACTTATGGTATTTTATTTAATATACAATAGAATTAATCTAAAAAAAGATAAGGAAGAGATAGATGAATAATTAAGCAAAATTTCCGCTATAATGGCGGATTTTTTATATGCATTTATACCTATATAAGAAATAAAATTCCGTCCTGAGCATGACGTTAAACTGTTCTATTTTTATACACAAATATATTTTGCGTGTCTGGGCTATAAGGTCAGATGTGCTAACGAGAGGAGTCAATACTATGACATTTGAAGAAGTAAAAAAGTTCATGGAAGAAAACAAAACCAGTGAGGAATTGAAATCATATCTTCAGGGCTTGATAAGCGTTGATGGTGTACAGAAATTCCTAAGTGAAAATGAGGAAGGAAAGAGATTCTTAGATTCTGAGCGTGACAAGCATTTAAACAAAGGGCTTGATACTTGGAAGAGTAACAATCTGCAAAAGGAAGTTGACAAAAGAGTGCTTGAGCTTTACCCAGAGGAAACTCCTGAGAAGAAGCAACTTAGAGAACTTAATGTCAAAATTGAAAAAATGGAATCAGAAAAACAGAGGGAGGTATTAAAAAATAAAGCTCTCACTATTGCTGCCGAAAAGAAGCTGCCAATTAATAAGATAGTTGACTTGTTAATTGCAAATGATGAAGAATCAACAGTTTCCAATATCGGTAAGTTCGAAGAAATATTCGGGGCTTCCGTTCAGACTGCAGTTGAAGAGAGACTAAAAGGTAATGGCTATACTCCTCCGAATAATGGTGGACAGAATACTCAGTCTAAAGATTTGAATGATGCATTGAAAAATTATTACAATAAAAACTAATTTTAAAAAAGGAGATTGATAATTATGGTTACATTAGAACAAGCAAAATTAAACACACAGGATGCAATACAAGCAGGGGTAATTGATGAGTTTAGAAAGAGTTCATTTATATTGGACAATATAGCATTTGATAATGCTGTAAGTCCAGGAACTAACGGTGCGACTCTTACATATGGGTACACAAGACTTATCACACAGCCAACAGCGGCGTTTAGAGCAATAAATGCTGAATATACCCCGCAGGAAGTTACAAAGCAAAGATACACAACTGAACTCAAACCTTTTGGTGGTTCATTTCAGATTGATAGAATCATAGCAAACACTGGAGGCCTTGTTGATGAAGTGAATCTGCAAGTTGAACAAAAAGTAAAAGGAGCAAGAGCCCTGTTCCATGACACTATTATCAACGGTGATTCTGCCGTAGATGTAAATTCATTCGATGGATTGAATAAGGCTATCGCAGGTTCAAGTACAGAGTTTAATTCGACAACTTCAATTGACCTATCTACATCAGTAGCATTGGATAGTAATTACAAGCAGTTCTTAGATTTAATTGATGAATTTCTCTCAAACCTTGATGGAAAGCCTTCGTTCCTTGGGGGAAATTCAAAGTTGATAACTAAAATTAAATCTGTTGCAAGAAGAGCAGGATATTTGACTCAGAGTGAGGATGCTTTCGGAAGAAAAGTGGATGCATATGATGGGATTGTGCTCATTGACTTTGGTGCAAAAGTTGGAAGTAATAATCCTGTAGTTTCTATTGTGGATACTAGAAAACCTAATGGAACGGATATAGTGACTGGACTTACTGACCTTTATGCTGCAAGACTTTCACTAGACGGTTTCCATGCTGTATCCCTTGCCAATCAAGACTTAGTTAAGATATGGTTACCTGATTTCTCAACTTCTGGAGCTGTAAAGACAGGCGAAGTAGAACTTGTAGCTGCTGTAGCACTTAAAGCAACAAAGAGTGCGGGGGTATTTAGAAATATAAAAGTAGCATAGGAGGAAACACACATGGCGAAGATATACTGCAATAATAAAGAATTCAATGATATATCCGCTTCTGTAAACTTTGTAGATGGGGTGGGAGATAGTAATATCCCTCACCTTATTTCTTGGTTTCAGGAAAACGGATACACAATTATAGAAGAGAAAAGAGAGCCATCAGGTTATGACTCCATGTCCTATAAAGAGCTGACTGAATTGGCAAAAGAACGTGGATTCAATGGAATAGGACTAAAGAAAGAGCCGCTTATAAAAGCATTTATTGATTTGGATGCTGAAATTGAAGCTTCTAAAAATGAAGATGATAAAAACACAGAAATGGAGGAATAACCAATGTTGGAATTAATGAAGCTTTTATTGGGTATACAGGCTGAGGATACCACTTTAGACGGACTTCTAAATATTTTTATTACTAGATCATCTGCAATCCTCACTGGCTACTGCAATATAGATATACTTTCAGTTGATTATGACAGCGTTGTTGCTCAGTATGCCGTATATTTATATAAGAATAGGGATTCAGAAGGATTGCTAAAGAAAACAGAAGGAGAAAAAAGTGTCATATATGAAGGTGCTATCCCACTTTCAATAAAACTACAGCTTCCTCTGCCAAGAATAAAGGTGGTGGGCTGATGTTTTATGATACTAAAGCAGAAATTATAAACTCTGATTTTCAAAATACAGGGTTCATATATGCCGATATTCAGCCCTATGAGAAATTAATACTATTTGAAGATGAAATTGAAATCGCTATAAACAAAAGAGCTTTTTGTGATATAAAGCCTGAAATAAATGATTATTCATATTTGAGATTTGATAATGAACTATATAAAATTATGAAAATCAAAATATGGAGCGATTATTTGGAACTATGGCTTTATGAATGTGAGCGTGATATTTCATGAATAAAATAGATAAACTATGGGATTTTTTAAAATTTGAAAAAGGCGAAAGCATAACAATAAATGGTGTTCAGACTATTGCTATAATCAGTGATGCAACCGACAAGCCAAGCTATTATGATGATAAATATATAAGAACAGCTGTAGAAATTAAAACAGGTGATCTTATTGAATACCAAAATAATAAATGGTTTGTCATAAGCCAAGAAGATAAAAATGTTAAAACCTATAAAGCAAAGATAAGAAAAAGCAATTATAAAATCAAGATTGTATTGGATGAAGTACTGCATGAATTTGAATCAATTATTGAAAATGTGAATGTTTCAATTAGTGAAGGCAAAGTCATTGACACAATTGCAGGTAAAATAATTGTTACCATTCCTACAAACACTTTTTCAAATAAAATCGATATCAATATAAGATTTATTAAGCTGGGCTATGCATGGAAGGTTGTAGGTGTTGACCGTAGCCAGAAGGGGCTTAATATAATTCATGCTGAAAAGGATTTAATCGGTTCGGATGATGATACAGAAAATGAAATTGCCAATAAAAATCTAATTGCCGTATGGAGTATTAATATAGCTGATGAAAATCGCAAAATCAATGTTGATACAGATTATATCTATATAGCTACCATCTTAAAAAATGGAGTAGAGTATACAGGTGCTAAGCTTATATGGCAAAGCTCTAATTCAACTTTGGCTAATGTATCAGAAGGAACAGTTCATGGTATAGCGGCTGGTGTTGTTACAATATCGGTTTATATAGATATAAATCCGAGTGTACGTCTTGATTTGAATATTGAAATAGCAGAGAAAGTGCCTGATGTCATTACTTATAAGATGTATAAAGCAAATCTTGATGGGACAGGAAAGGATTATACCGATTTCTCACTGCTGTAAGGAGATATATTGCTGTTTGGAATGGAAAGGTACGTGAATGGTGTTTTAGGAACGAATGATACCTACATATTCTCATTGAATCCAAACGGTGTACCGTCAGCTAATTATGTTTATACAGTCTTAAACAGCTATTTTGTAAAAATCCAGAATAGTAAAATGAGCACCCCAATGCTGATATTAACTGCTACAAGCAATCAAAGCAGTCAGGCAGTGACACAAAATATCCAATTGAATGGTTCATGGTAA